GTCTTTCTCTACGCTGAACCAGAGTACGGCAACAATTACTCCGACTCCGACAACAGCACCAGATAACAGCAAAGCAATGATTGTCAAAATACTTTCAATCATGGTTGTTCCTTTTCTTTATAGCGTTGAATACCTAATCTTTGATGGTTTAGCAACTGCTTGAGCAAACACATAAAAGCGTCTTGGCTTTACTGTGCGCTTTGCGGCTTCGCGCTCTGCTGTTAGTGCTTGTTGGCTCTTAGAAAAATCCCAGAACTTTGGGTAATAGGTTGCAAAGAAATCAGGGTGAAATGCGTTCATGTTTTACTTTCTAATTTAGCCAATCGGTCACCCAGTTCGCGTATCAAAATACGCGCTAGGGCTAGTTCTTCCATCAAGTTTAAATAATTAGGCATAGCCACAGGCTTTTCATACACACCAGGCTTGCTAATCTTTTCTTCCCTAGTGGTGCGTATGATTTCTTTTCTTACAGAATTTTGTTCCATTGCGCTAAATACTTCCCGTTCTTCTGGCGTTTCTTCAAGCATAGTGATTCCAAAAATAGTAGATAAATACCGCTAGGGCAATTTGCCCCATAAGAATAGCAAAGTCAGTTATATAAGTCATTAAATGGCGTTAGTTGTGAAGGTTTAACAGAATAATACGCGCCATTTCCCACGTCAATTAGGTGTTCTTCTACCAAGAAATCATCGCGGTAAATCCAGCCAATAACGCGAACACAGGATGTATGCAGTTCAGTTAGCACAAACACATCAACAGGCTTAGACCCAGACCAGACCACAGCGTTAAGGTTGCCGCCAATCTTGCTGGCGCACTTAACATCAATTTTCTTGCCTTTGCGCGTAACCAAGTCAGCCCCAAATTTTCTAAAATCGCAATTAAGGTCAAACGGCAATTTAAGGTATTTAGATACTGCATATTCGGTAAGCACTCCATTTACAGACATTTGCACTCCATCTTGGGTTTTGTCTTGTTTGCGGTCTTGGGCGTGTTTGCTGGTGACATGATTCCTTAACTTGCCAATGTAATTACAAACCATAATTTCAGAGGCAGTTAAGGGAACATCTACATATTGTTTATTAAAAGTCAACATCCGCAAAATCGTCTTTAGGCTTTGGCGGGTTCATATACGCCCAGCCAGACCAGCCGCCTTCAACAATGGGCATACAGTCAAACTTCAGCATAGGCCCGTTTTTGGTTTCAATGACAGAGCCAATGCGCTGGTAGCGGTTTTTTTCTGCGCCATCTTTGTTTGTGTATTTGCCTGTAATAACAGAGACTTCATATTGGGTTTTAGCCATTTTTTGCTTTCAAGTTGGTTAATTTAGTTACTTTGTTGTCTAGTTCTTTTAAAAACTGGATAACTTCTTCTTCTAGCATTGCTACATAAGCCGCGTCAAACTCAACACGCTTTACAAACAACTGAAGGTCTTGGGGCAAGCGCGGGTCAAAAGATGCAAAGTCGCACCATTGGCGCTCACAGCAACGCATCTGCCATTGCATTTGAGTTATGTACTTAGTCGGCACAGCCTGGGTTAAAAGCGTGTCAATGTGGGTGGCTGTGTTGGGGCATTTGATTTCTAGCATTCCAAACAAGCCAACCAGCCCGTCAGGACTTGCGCCAGCCTGCTCAATCTTGGGGTGCTTTACAAACCCTAGTTCTTCAACCAAAAGCCCGTTAAAAGCCTCGTATGCACTTCTTGCCAAAGGCTCTGTTTCTGTTCCCCATTGCATAGCGGCATTTGTAAAAGATTCGCCTTGCTGGTTTGTTAGCCGTTCGCAAATTAATTGCGCCATGTAGTTGTCCCTGCTGGCGCTATAACCGCTTTTTGTTTTGGCAATTACATCTGCAACGCGTGATGCAGTGACTTTGCCTAGCCTAGCGGCAAACCATTCTTCTGTGCGTTGTTCCATTACTTTAAACTCCTTTTCATTAAGTCTTTAGCCGCTGTTACTGCTTCCAGCCATTCTTTGTCTGTGCCTGCCGCTTTGTAGGCATCTTTAAACGCTGTTTGCAGTTCTTCTACATTCTTGGCATCTTGTATAGCGGTTAAGTGGTCTTGCATGGCGTTGTGGTTAGCCTTGGTTTCTTTTGCCAAAGGCTTTTTGCTGGCCGCATTTCCATCATCATCTTCTGGGGCTTGCCCTGTGGCCGCCATTAAAGATGCCCTGCGGATATAAGTCAGGCAAGACATAAAGCCCTGCGGGTCGTGCTTGGGCGCAGGAAAAAATAGTTTGCCGCAATCTAAGCGCTCGCCTGACTCATGCAAGAAACTTGTTTCGCAGACTATGCCGTCTGGGTGTTCTGCTGTTGTCTGAAATAAAAATATGCCGTTGGCGTTTAAAGCGTCTATGACAGATTCAACGCAAGATGCTAGGTCAACATATTTGCTACGAAAGTGCGGGTTTGTAGCGGTCTTTAAAGCAGGCGCAAAAGCCTTTTGTGCTTTAACTAGGGCGGTGGCAATGTTTTTCATTTTGTTTCCTTTTCATAAACTTCACAAGTCATTCCAAATAAGTGCTGGTCAAAATCAATTAAGTCATAAGTGAAATTGCTTTTCTTTACATCTAAGTTGTATTTAACAGACAAAATAAGCGCTACCGTTTCTTTGACTTCTTCAATGCTTAGTTCAATTTGCATATTAATTTCCTGTAATTAAAAGGGTAAAGATTAAGCCTGCTACAAAGCCAGACAGCCAGAAAAGCACTTTGTCGACAAGCGATGGTTTAGCGCTGTAAGGTCCATCAATGCTGTGCTGTGTGTATTTATCAAGTTTCATAATGTTTGCTTTCATAACGGGCAAGGGCAAAATCAAGCGCGTTGTTGTCGGCTTCTTCTTTGCAAGCCTTGACATAGCCGCGCTCAAGCGATTGGATAATGGTGTCGCGCAATAAGTCGGTGATAAGCGCGTCACCTATGTAGACAAACCAAAGGTTAGTTGTCTGTGCGTCAAAATAGCACTCAAGGTCAACGCCTGGCGCGTCTGGGTGTTCGCACACCATGCAGTCAAAGTCGCTGTGTTCTGGTTTCATGATTGCAACCACTCCTCATAAGTTTTAAGCGGCAAGCCACCGCGGGTTATGTCACCGCCCTTGCCGTCATCAGCGCAGGCTAAATAGATTTGGTATTCTTGGTCATTAGTGCCGCGTATGGGCGTTTGCCAATTTGCATTTGGTGTTAGGTTAGGTTGGTTCACGCTGTTACTCCCATCTTTTCAAACTCATCATCTGTAACAATTTTTATCTTGCCTTTTTCAAGGCGATAGATATAACGGGCATCGTGTGCAAATGCCATTGCTTGTTTAAGTGTGAGGTGGATGGTTAGCGGATGCCAAGTGTTGTCATAGTCGCTATGAGCAATGACAAGCCATTCTTTTGTCCATGAGTTACTTTTCATATTTACTTTCAAAAGACCCTTTGCAAAATGCTGGGGCATGGTTGGAATTATAAGCGGGATTAAGTTAATGTCAAGGATTATTTGGTAAGGAGTTTCCCTAGCAGGATTAATTATTAGTCAGCATAGTAGGACATAATTCCTAACAATCTGTTATCTCTGATTTTTTGTAAACCGCGTTTGCAATCTGCACAGTCGCAAGGCACTACATCTTTTTTAGCGGCTTCTTTGAGTTCTTTCATTGAATCAAAACCTCTGATATGTACAACTTCATCAGAAAATCTAAAGCCATAGGGCAGATGTAACAAATAATCTGTGTCATCGCTGAATCTGCTTGTACACACATCTACATCATTTTTAACATCTAGTTTGTATTTAGCCATTTAACTAACTCCTTAAAAGACCCCATACGAATTGTTAGGGCATGACATAATTATAAGGCTACTTATACAAATGTCCACTACTATTTTGTAGGGAGTTTCCCTTACGTTTCTTTTAAATAACTCATGTATAATCTGCCTTATGGACAAACAAAAGTTTATTGCACTCGCAGGCTCACAGCGTGACCTTGCCAAACTGTTGGGCATAAGCCAAGCGGCTGTTTCCCAATGGGTAAAAGTGCCGCCTGCAAGGGTGTGGCAATTACAAGTGCTAAAGCCAAGTTGGTTTAGTTGATGTAGCATATAATTGAATCGCGGCTAGGTACGAAGTCATGAGCGTACCGAAAAGAGTTACACCTTCTCCTGCCGATGGTTCTTTCAAAGGTGGGAAAAAGGTAAAAAATCAATGCACTACTACCAGTTTAATATTGGTGATTACATAAAAAACACTTTGCATTTGTCTTTAGAAGAAGACATTGCTTACAGGCGTTTGCTAGACCTATATTACGATTCAGAGCAACCAATACCCAACGATATCCCAAAGGTTTCCCGTAGGTTACGATTGGGTTCTGATGTTATTCAGTCTGTCTTAGATGAATTTTTTGAGTTGGCAAAAGATGGTTATAGAAACCATAGGGCAGACTTAGAAATTGCCAGTTACCAAGAATATATGGCTAAACAAAAAGCCAATGGTAGCAAGGGCGGCAGGCCAAAGAAAACCCAACAAGAACCCACCGCTAACCCAAGCCAAACCCAAAATAACCCTAAACAAGAACCACTAACCATTCCCAACAACCAAGAACCAGTTATTAAAGAAGGTAAACCTTCTTTGTCTGGAACTGCGTTCCCGCCATGCCCCCATAGCGAATTATTAAAACTTTGGGGAAAGCATTTAAGCCATTTAACCCAGCCAAGAACTTGGGAAGGCAACCGCCAGGCCAATATGCGCCAGCGCTGGTTGCAGGCTGGCAAGCCTTCGGCATACTCGCCAGAGGGTTACAAAACAACCGAGGAAGGGCTGAAGTGGTGGGATTCATTTTTTGGATACATTGCCAATGACACTTCCTTGGCTAACGGGTTCGAAACCAAGGGCAGAACTTGGCGGCCAGACCTAGAGTGGGTAGTTAACGCTACCAATTTTCAAAAAATCATTGATGGAAAGTACGCTAAATGACATTTGCTAAACCAACCCCTAAAAACCAAGAAACCCAATTTGATGAGGTTCAAAAATTAATGTGTTCTGTGCCTGGGTGCGGCAAACGCTGGTCAGTCCACATAAGCGGTGACCGCCCTAAATGTTCAGCCCACCAATGGTCAAAAGACCCTACGGAATACCGCAGGCCAATTATTGCCAAGCCTGTTAGCCAGACTGTCCAGCAATGGTATGAAAAGGAAAATTTTTAATGGATAAAGCACAAGCCCATGCAATTCTTAACAAATGCCGCGATGGTTTCCCCATGTCCTTGGCTATCACAAATCAAGCCTTGGAACGGACAGGGGACATTGTTGGACCATTTGGTGACCCACTATGCACTAATGGCAATGAACAAAGGGTCAATAGACCATGCCAGGCACATGACGCGCCAATACCAGAACAGTTTTCCTACTCTAAATACCTTGATTGCCCAGCGGCTGAAGAAATTACGCAATGAAAAAACAAGAAATGGTGACCCTGCTTAGAAGCGCTTGCGTAGACGAAAACGCTGTAACTTTGGCAATAAACGCTTGGGAAATGGGCGCAGAGTGGCAAAAAGAACAATGCCTGGTATTGCTTGAAGAATTAGACGGCAAAGACAAAATGTCCAACTACTACGCATTTGCCGCCCTAAAAATGAGGGAAATGAAATGACTTTGGTTGTAACTTTTTCTGTCGATGGTGACCCAGTTCCAAAGGGCAGGCCGCGTTTTGCTCGTAGGGGTCAATTTGTCCAAACTTACACTGATGCCAAGACAATCGACTATGAAACCCATGTAGCCATAAAAGCCAGGCAAGCAATAGGCGCATCAGAGCCATTTAAAGGGGCTTTAACTGTTTTTTTATACCTTCGCTTTGCCATTCCCCCATCTTATTCAAAAAAGCGCAAGGAGGCCTGTTTAGCGGGTTTGGAATATCCAAAGCGCGTAGATTTGGATAATTGCTACAAAAGTATTACTGACGCAATAAATGGCATTGTGTATTTTGATGATTCGCAAATTGTTGAGGCGCACATTACCAAGGTCTATGCTGAGACTGCTGGCGCAAACATCATGGTGCAAGAATGCGATTAGACTTAACCAAGGACAACGCGACCGCGGTAATGGGTAGCCTTTGGCCTAAAGTTAAAGAACCCCTAGCGGATGGCAAGCAATTAACGCTTGAAATTAAAAATGCCAGCAAAACTTGCCCACAAAATTCTAAATACCACGCAATGATTGACGAAATTGCCCAGCAAGCCTCCCACTTGGGCGCAAAGTGGGATGCAGAAGATTGGAAACGAATGCTAGTTTGGCAATTTTGCAAAGATTCAAATTTAAATGAAGGCAAAATTGTTCCAAGCCTAGATGGAACGGGCATTGTCCAACTTGGTTTTCAAACACGAAAATTCACTAAAGAACAGGCCAGCGAGTTTGTGGAATTTTTACACGCTTGGGGCGCAGAAAATGGCATTGTCTATTCCCAAATTTAACTATTACAGAAGCAAAAAGCACCTACAAAATGTTGCGGATTTGCCTTGCCAACATTGCGGTATGGAGGGGCAGACGCAAGCGGCTCACAGTAACTGGGCTAAACACGGCAAGGGTAGAGGAATAAAGGCTTCTGACGAGTACACAGCGGCTTTGTGCTACCCATGCCACGCACAGTTAGACCAAGGAATGTGCCTGTCAAAAGAGGAACGCCAGACCATGTGGGACAACGCTTATATGAAAACCCTAAGTGAACTACAAAAGCGAGGTTTATGGATAAAATAAGGGCGTTGGAATGTTAAGCCAGCAGTCAAGGATGTCAATGCAAGGTTTTTTCTGGCTTTCCACCTTGCCTAGTCAAAGACCGAATTGAATTCCAACATCTACACGCATGGGGATTGAGTCTGAATTGCAATCATTAAGTGGGCGGTGTTTTAGAAGTCCGTACCCGCTTAGTCCCCAGCCGTGTTGGTAGTCGTAAAAAGGGTTAGCGCCTTTTGTACTTAAACTAATTGTGTTGTGCGGGTACAAAACTCTGCTTTATGAGAACGGCTATCAACTACTTTTTAGGGTGAGCCTTATCCATACTGGTCTTTTCATGCGATTTAAATTCTTTTGCAATAGAGTCAACCTTGCGTTGTTCCGCTTTGAATTCCCGTTGGACAACATAGTGCTTGGGTGTCTCGTGTACTGCTTTTTCGCGTGTTAATTTAAAATTTGTAGCCATAGAAAAAACTCCTATAATGGATACGGCATTGTACAATGTCGATTAACCTTGCAAGGAAACAATCATGGGAAAAATGGATTCAAACAAAGGTGTGAAAAGCACCACAGGCGCAACCCCACCCAAAGGTGCATCATCTAGCGATATGTCTGGTGAGCGCATGGAAAAACTTAAAGGTGGTGTCGCTATGGGTAAAGAAGATAAAACGATGGGCATGGAAGGCGAGTTCAATACTGGTCGTACTGCTGGCGTTTGCTACACCCACAGCCGCGAAAACTATCGTTAAAGCGAAACCCCATTAGTCATAGGGGACTAACGGGGCTTCTAACCACATCAAAGAAAGGTTGATATGGCTACTGAGTATTGTAAGGACTGTCGGCATTACAGCGACACTAATTCCATTTTGGGTTTGTGCCGTAGGTATCCGACATACCAGAATCGAAGCCCACAAGAAACTTGTGGCGAATATAAAGGCAAAGCAGTTGCCGAACTTACCCCAGAACCCTCTGGGGACTTTTTGCCTGACCCAGTAAAGAAACGCATGGGCAGACCAAAGAAAACTTTTGTGTCTGAGAATCCAATTACAGGCAAAGTAGAGGTGCTAAATGCAGATTAAGCCTTTACGCGACAAAATCATTGTCAAACCAGAATTGCGCCTAAAGTCAAACATCGACTTATCCCAAATGCAAGAAGCCGACTCAATCGGCACAGTCATAGCCGCTGGTGAAGATGCGTTACTCCAAGGGGTAAGCATTGGTGACCGAGTGCTGTTTGGCACATTGGCTAAAGAATACAAAGACGAATACTTGAAGTTTGAGGAATTAAACTTAGATGGTGAGCGTCACCTAAAAATGTCATGGCAAGATATTGCCGCTGTAATGGAGGAAATATGAAACCTGGACTATATGCAAACATTCATAAAAAACAAGCCCGTATTGAGCGCCAAAAGGCAGAGGGTAGGCCCGTAGAAAAAATGCGTAAAGTTGGTAGCAAAGGCGCACCATCTGAGCAGGCGTTTAAAGATTCAGCAAAAACGGCAAAAAAATGAAAAAGCACGATAAACCCATTCCACACAAAACCACGGGTAAAGATAAAACCTACAACCCAACGGACAAAGGCGCTGGCATGACGGCAAAAGGTCGTGCTGAGTACAACGCCAAAAACAACGCCAATTTAAAACCACCAGCCCCAAATCCTAAAACAAAGAAAGACGAAGGTCGCAAAGCGTCATTCTGTGCGCGTATGGAAGGGGTGGTCAAAAACGCTAAAGGTCCTGCTGAAAGGGCAAAAGCATCATTGAAAAACTGGAACTGCTAATGAACAAAGAATTAATTAACCTAAGAATTCAAGACCTAATTGCCAGAGGAAAACAATTAGAACAAGAGTTACAGCAAATTAATGGCGCGTTACAGCAATGCCAATGGACTTTGGCTGAACTGGAAAAAGAACCAGAAAACAAGCCAGAGGAATAAAGTTTGCAAATCACCCAAAAACTGGTCACAGAACTAATTCCTTATGTAAACAACAGCCGCACCCATTCTGACGAACAAATAGCGCAGATAGCGGCAAGCATTAAGGAATTTGGCTGGACTAACCCAATACTGATAGACGGGGAAAACGGCATCATTGCAGGGCATGGCAGGCTTCTTGCCGCCCGTAAGTTAGGCCACAAAGAAGTTCCCACCATAGAACTGTCGGAACTAACCGAAACTCAAAAAAAGGCATACATCATTGCTGATAACCGCCTAGCATTAAATGCTGGCTGGGACAATGAAATGCTTACTATTGAATTAAATGACCTACTAGCAGACGGCTTTGCGCTGGAATTGCTAGGCTTTGACCCAAATGAAATAGATAGCCTGCTGACGCCTGAGGAAGAAGAAGTAAAAGAAGTTAAGGGCAATTTGTCTGATAGGTTTCTAATACCGCCATTTAGCGTCTTAAATGCAAGGGAAGGCTGGTGGCAAGACCGCAAGCGTTTTTGGCTTAGTTTGGGCATTAAAAGCGAATTAGGCAGGGGCGAAGATGGGAGCGCATCGCCTGGCGGCTCAATAATGGTTGCAGGCTATGACAAAAGCGGCAAAAGGCTAGTTGGATTGCAGAATATAGGTAAATCAAATGGCTAAAGGATTGGCAACTTGCCTAGAAACGGGCATTGGCGAAAAATACGGGCGCGAGGAAGTAACTGGCACAAGCATATTTGACCCAGTATTGTGTGAATTGGCTTATTCATGGTTTTCTGCGCCAGGCCAGTTAGTGCTAGACCCATTTGCAGGCGGTAGCGTCAGGGGCATAGTTGCCTCTAAATTGGGCAGGCAATATATTGGCCACGAATTGCGGCAAGAACAAGTTAATGCCAACCGCCAGCAGGCCAGCGACATTTGCGTTGACGATGCAACACCGCCTGCTTGGATATGCGGGGACAGCCGCAACATAGATAGCACTTGCAAAGATGTGCAGGCAGACTTTTTATTTAGTTGCCCACCTTATGCTGACTTAGAGGTTTACAGCACAGACCCAAAAGATTTAAGCACTTTGGGCTACGCTGAATTTAAAGGGGCTTACTTTGAGATTATCAAAAAAGCCTGCGCTTTGCTAAAGCAAGACCGCTTTGCCTGCTTTATTGTTGGCGAGGTTAGGGACAAAAAGGGCAACTATTACAATTTTGTTGGCGATACAGTCCAAGCATTTAAAGATGCTGGCCTAAACTATTACAACGAGGCTATTTTGATAACTGCTGTTGGCAGTCTGCCAATAAGGGCTGGCAAGCAATTTAGCGCAAGCCGCAAATTAGGCAAAACGCACCAAAATGTATTAGTATTTGTAAAGGGCGATGGAAAAAAAGCCGCCCAAGCCTGCGGCAATGTAGAAGTCTACTTGCCAGAATCAGAACTTGTAGCGGAGGGCTAAAGCCTGTATGCCTGCATTAATAGATTGCTCAATGTCTTTGCCAAGCCCAAGCATCCAGCGTGGGTTAGTAATGGCTAAGTGCGCGTCAAGGATAGCGTTGCGCTGTGCGCCTAAGTCTGGGAATTTAGCGGCTATGCGTATAGCCTGCTCAAAGTTGCCTGCTTGGTATGCTGTTCTGATTTGTTCAAGTTTTGTCATAAAGTTCCTTTGTTGCAATGTGGCTAGTATATAAGGTAACTTATACCAATGCAACAAATATTTACATACCCATATAATTCACTCAGGTTAACTTTTAACTTAATTCCCCTCTAGAAATGAATTACGAGCATTTGCCCACCGATGAAAGCCGCAAGATGGTTGAAAGCACCAGCGGGTTAGGCTTGCCGCACGAGCAAATAGCCATTCTTGTGGGCATAGACGATAAAACCCTGCGGAAGTATTACCGCACCGAACTAGACACGGGTAAGGCTAAAGCCAACGGACAGATAGCCAAGACGCTATTCTCCAAAGCCGTGGCAGGCGATACAACTAGCCTGATATGGTGGACAAAAAGCCAGATGCGCTGGTCTGAGACTGTTAAGCAAGAAGTTACAGGCGCAGATGGTGAGCCGCTAACTGGCATTACTGTATCGTTTGTAAAGCCTAATGAGTGACACCAACGCACAGTTCCCCGTCAAGATGGCCAGCCTGTTTGACCAGGCGCGTTATAAAATCTACTACGGGGGCAGAGGCGCAGGCAAATCGCATTCAGCCGCAAAAGCCCTTTTAATCCTTGGGGCGCGTAGCCCTATTAGGGTTTTATGCGCTCGAGAGTTTCAAACATCAATCAAAGATTCTGTCCACAAACTGCTGTGCGACCAAATTGAATTGATGAATATGCACAGCATTTACGAGATAACCCAAAACAGCATTAGGGGCAAAAATGGGTCAGAGTTTGCTTTTGTTGGACTAAAGAACAATGTGGCCAATGTGAAGTCATACGAGGGCATAGACATTTGCTGGGTAGAGGAAGCCCAAACTGTAAGCCGTATGTCTTGGAATACGCTTATACCTACCATCCGCAAGGAAGGCTCAGAAATATGGGTAACTTTCAACCCAGAATTAGAGACAGACGAAACCTATCAGCGCTTTGTGCTTAGACCGCCAGAGGGTGCAGTAGTTCAAAAGATTAACTGGAACGACAACCCTTGGTTTCCCGAAGTGCTGGCGCTGGAAAAAGACGCACTAAAAAGCCGTGACCCGTCTGCTTACCAGACAGTTTGGGAAGGCTTATGCCGACTTACAGTAGATGGCGCTATTTTTGCCAACGAGATGCAAGTGGCAGAGTTAGACGGGCGCATCACAAAGGTTGCCTATGACGCTACAAAGCCCGTACACGCCATATTTGACTTAGGGTGGGCAGACAGCACAGCCATTTGGTTCTTGCAGTTTGTGGGCATGGAAACGCGCCTTATCAGATACCACGAAGATAGCCAAAAGACGATTAGCCATTACCTAGCCCTGATGCAGACATACGGCTATATGTACGACACGCTCTGGCTACCGCATGACGCACAGAACAAAACCCTTGCAAGTAATGGCAAATCCATAGAAGAAATTGTTAGGGCGGCAGGCTATAAAACACGGATAATCGAGAGAACACCAGTAGCGGATTCAATAAATGCGGCGCGAACTATATTTAGAAATTGTTGGTTTGATAGAGAAAATTGCTACGATGGTCTACAATGCCTTAGACATTATCGTTACGATGTAGACCCAGAAACGGGGCAATTTAGCCGTCAACCGCTACACGACATATACAGTCATGGCGCGGATGCGTTTAGATATATCGGACTGATGATTAACGAACCCAAGCCAAGGCGTAAGGTTCAGAATCAACAATATGGTCAGCCTAACAGTTGGATGGGATAGATATGGCAGATGACTTTGACCCAGTAATTACCGAGGCAATTCAATTCCTCAAGTTCTGCAATGACGCAGACACTATGAACCGCCAAGAGGCGCTAGAAGATTTAAAGTTTGTATCTGGTGACCAATGGCCTGTCACCCTACAAAACAGCCGTAATCTTGAATCACGCCCATGTTTAACCATCAACAAGTTAGACGGCTACTGCCGACAAGTAGCCAATCAACAGCGCCAGCAACGACCACGCATTAAAGTTCACGCTACTAACACGCACGAACAGATGGTAGAAGCCCAAGACATACAAGGCATTATTCGCCACATTGAGGTCAACAGCAACGCAGACCACGCCTATGACAACGCTTTTGACTATGCGGTGCGTATGGGTTGGGGCTTTATGCGTGTTCGTACAGACTATATAAGCGAAGATTCATTCGACCAAGAAATCTACATCGACCCTGTGGATAACCCGTTCACAGTCTATTTCGACCCGAATAGCATTTTGCCTGACGGCTCAGACGCTGAAAAGTGCTTAATCACCACAATGATGAGCAAAGAGGTCTTTAGGTCGCTATACCCAAACAATGACGATGGCACATCATTTACCCAACGCGGCACGGGTGACAGCCAATCAGAATGGATTACTAAGGAAGATATACGCCTAGCCGAGTATTACTACACAGTACGCGAGAAAGCCAAACTCTACTTGTTGAGCGATGGCTCTAGCACCTTTGCTGATGACAAAGACTTCTTTAACCGCTTGCAAATGGCTGGCATTACAGTCATTGACACACGCGAATCGTTCAAAAAGACCATTAAATACAAGAAACTAACTGCGGTCGAGGTTATTGAAGAACGCGATTGGCCGAGCCGTTACATTCCTATCGTGCCTGTGTATGGCCGTCATGTGGTTATTGGTGACAAGCGCAAGAAGTTCGGTATGGTGCGCTACGCCAAAGACAGCCAGCGTATGTATAACTTCTGGCAGACCTCTATCACCGAATCCATCGCCCTAGCGCCAAAAGCCAAGTGGGTTATGGCAGAAGGTCAAGACGAGGGACACGAAAACGATTGGGCGCAAGCCAACATCAAGTCATTCCCTCTGTTGCGTTACAAGCAGACAGACATTGAGGGTCGCACAGCGCCACCTCCACAACGCTTGCAACCAGAGCCACCGCCTGCGGGAACTATGGCGGCGGCGGCTATTGTTTCTGACGATATTAAAGCCATTATGGGTATCTTTGACCCTGCACAACTAGGTCAAGGCAACATCTCTGGCAAGGCGCTAAATGGTCAGCAACAACAAGTTGACCTGACTAACTACGACTATTACGACAACCTAACCCGTTCCATTGCTCATGTGGGCAAGATATGTTTGGACTTAATCCCCAAGATTTACGATACACAGCGCATATTGCGAATCATTGGTGAAGATGGTAAGTCGGATATGTTGAACTTAAACCAACGCGATGCCGTGGGCAACATCTTGAACGACACTTCTATCGGTCAATATGATGTGGTGATGGAGACAGGGCCAGGCTACAACAGCAAGCGCCAAGAAGCCGTAGACGCAATGATGCCGTTACTGTCTAAGCCAGAACTGTTCAATGTGGCTGGTGACTTGGTGTTCCGCAATATGGACTTCCCTGGTGCTGACATCATTGCTGACCGCCTTGCCGCTATGAACCCAATGAGCCAGATTGACGAAAAGTCAGATATACCGCCTCAAGTTCAAATGCAAATTGCACAATCTAAACAGCAAATGCAACAAATGCAACAGCAGTTAGAAGCCATGACAACGCTTATCCAACAGCGTGGTGATATTGAGCAAGTCAAGCAAGACAACGAGAACAAGCGCGAACTCATGCGCCAGACCGCCAAGGCTCATAACACCGAGACAATGGCAGAGGTCAAGGTCAATGACCAGAACACACGCTCAATGACAAGTCAGAATAAAACCGAAATTGATGCGATTGTTCAACTTCTATTGCACAGGATGGATACCTCAAGGCTCATAGAAGAAATTGAAAAGCGTAATGCAGAGCAAGATAGGTCAATGTTAATCGCGGCAGAGGACATAGCACATCAGAGCAATCCTTTGACACAGCAACAATAAAGTGGTAAATTTGCCACCAAACCTTACCAGTTAGGTTAACTGGGTAAATCCGTAGGGACACGTAATGTCTGACAAAGAAGCCAGTCAAGTATTGACTAGCGAAAACTCGGCAGAGTTTTATGCAAATAGATTAGGTTTAGCCGACCAACCCGAAGTTGAGGCTACCCCAGAGGTAGAGCCAACCGAAGTGGTGGAGGAACGGAGTGAACCTGAGATAGAAAAAGAGCAAGAGGAAAAGCCTAAAGCGAATCCGAAACTCGAAAGACGATTTTCTGAGATAACCAAGCAACGCGAAGAAGCGCGAAAAGAAGCGCAACAAGAGCGACAAGCGAGGGAAGCCTTAGAAGCCCGTTTAGCGGTTCTTGAGAGACAGCCAGCGCCACAAGCGCCTAAAGTTGATGAAGAGCCACAACCAAGTCAGTTCAACGATGCGTTTGAATATGCGAAGGCTCTAGCAGAGTACACAGCAGACCAACGAATCGGTGAAATGCGTAGGCAAGATGCAGAGGCTAAAGAAGCGCTAGAACGCCAGAAAGTCATAGAGACTTGGGCAAGTAAGGTGCAAGCGGCTAAAGCGTCAATGCCAGACTTTGATGACATAGTAGCGTCTAGTGATGTGGTCGTAAATGATGACATTCGTGATGCGATTCTTGAGAGCGATGTGGGGCCACAAATCCTCTACCATCTGGCTGAGAATGACGATGTAGCAAAGCGCATTGCGGGCTTGAGTCCTAAACAAGCGTTAAGAGAGATAGGAAAGTTAGAGGCAAGGTTTGAGGTAAAGGAAACTGCACCACAATCCGCACCGATTACTCGAAGTAAAGCACCAGCGCCAATCCAACCGCTAAGAGGGTCGAATCCTGCTGATGTGCCTATGTCCGCTAATGGCGAATGGCATGGAACATTTCAAGCATGGAAAGAGGCTCGCAAGGCTGGAAAGATTCGCTAAACCTAATCTTTTTTAAACATTTAAGGAAATGAAATGGCTAATAATTTATTGACCATCTCCAAGATTACCAACGAAGCGTTGATGGTCTTGGAAAACGAGTTGACATTCACAAGCGAAGTCGACCGCAACTATGATGACCAGTTCGCTGTTGTCGGTGCAAAGATTGGTAACACAGTCAATGTCCGCAAGCCTGGTCGTTTCATTGGAACAACTGGCCCTGCGCTGAATGTTGAGGACTTTAACGAGACTTCAGTTCCCGTTACTTTGTCTACACAGTTCCACGTTGATACACAGTTCACTACACAAGACTTGGCTTTAAGCCTTGATATGTTTAGCGACCGCGTGTTGAAGCCTGCTGTTGCCGCTATCGCCAACAAGATTGACCGCGATGGTCTGGCTATGGCTACCTTGCAGACCGCCAACATTGTTGGTACTGCTGGTACACCCCCAACTGGTCTGATTACTTATCTGACCGCTGGCGCTTACCTTGATTCTGAAGGCGCACCACGCGATGGCCGTCGTTCATGTATCGTTGAACCCTTCACATCTGCAACTATCGTTGACAGTTTGAAAGGCTTATTCGTACCTAATCAAAAAATTAGCGACCAATACGAAAAAGGGCTTATGGGTAAAGACAGCGGCGGAATGTCATGGAAACTTGACCAAAACGTCGTTGCTCAAACCTTTGGCTCTAACAGCACTACTACTGTTACTGCTTCTGTCGCTACTACTACTGCTACTGGATTCTTGACCTCTGGTTGGGCATCTTCAAGCACTATTACTGTTACAGCCGCCAATACTGGTACTTTGAACCTCAACGCTGGTGATACTTTCACTATCGCTGGTGTTTACGCTGTCAACCCACAAAACCGCCAAGCCTACGGCTCTAACAAGTTGCGTAACTTCGTTGTGAAAACAACTGTTGCTATCGCTTCTGGTGCTTCTGGCTCTGTGGTTGTGTCTCCTGCTGTGATTACTGCTGGTCAGTTCCAGAACGTGTCTATCCCGACAACTTCTGCCTCTGCCTCTGTGACTCAGTTCAACAGCACAGGCGTGGTATCTCCACAAAACATCATCATGCACAGAAACGCATTCACAGTCGCAGTAGCCGACCTCGAATTGCCAGAAGGTGTCCATTTTGCTGGTCGTGCTTCCGACAAAGACATTGGTTTGAGTATGCGTGTTGTCCGCCAATACACCATCAACAACGATAGTATTCCTACTCGTTTAGATGTGTTGTACGGCTGGGCGCCTCTGTACCCAGAACTCGCTTGCCGCGTTGCCGCTTAATCATTAACTCTTTTTAAGGAATACATATCATGGCAAATCCAGGCCCAGCAACCACCATCACTCAAGAATCCTTTGCCCCAATGACCAATGTGGTCAAAGGTGGCGTGTTTTCTTTGAGTCTTACCCCAGCCGCTGTTGCAACCATCACTACTGCCGCACAAAACTTTGCCTCAACAGGCATTGGTTTGGTCGTTGGTGACATGGTTTCTGTGGCGTTCAATGGCGCTCAGACAGCAGGCGTAGGCGTTCTTGACGCTTATGTGTCTGCCGCTGACCAACTGACCATTCGCTTTGTGAACCCAACTGCCGCGAGCGTAACGCCTGCGTCTGGTACTTACTTAGTGTCTGTACTGCGCCCTAGCACCACTACTGGCTCTACCGCTACATCACCATTACTATCTTGGTAATCGGTGTGAAGTAGGAAGAAGCCACTCTCAAAAGGGGTGGCTTTTTTCGTTTTTACGATACAATCAATTCATTCTTTTAAGGAATAACTATGTCATCCACTACCCTAGCCCGTGGAAATGTTCAAGAATCATTTGTCATGGCCCCATCTTTGACCCCTTCTGCGATGACTACCGCTTCTGTGCAGTCTTTGCAAACCTTTCAAATCGCTGGTCTAAAAGCCTCTGACATTTGTTCATTGCTTCACTTTGCTGGTAACCAAACCTCAAATGTTGCAGTTACCAATGTGGATGCAAGCGCAGACAATACATTGAAGATTCAGTTCCAAAATGTGTCTGGCGCGGCTACTGCAATTACGCCTGCGGCTGGTGTTTATTACATCAGGGTTGACCGCGTTGAAGGCGCACCAATCGCTACGAACGCGGCTTAATCATGGCTGGCTCATCTGTTTTAAGAACTGCTGGTCAAACAGTAGCGTTATCGGTCACTTCTACCGCTCATGCGGCTGTGTTGATTGATGACCCTACCAATGAACAAGTGAACTACTCATCTTTCCTCAATACGGGTGCAAGCCCTATTGCGGTGAGATGGGGGCCAACCGACCCAGGCGCGCCCGTCTTTCCCGTAGACGGCACTAATGGAGACTTTGTATTGCCTGCTGGCATGACAAGACCTCTAATAGTTGCAACGCCTGTTACACCATACTACTTAACAGCAAAGAGCAATTCTGCAACCGCTGGCATCTTGTATGTAACGCCCTCTGTCTATCAAAGTTAAAGGGGTGCTATGGCTAACCCTGCCAATTCAGTTCTGCAAAACTTACTTCCCGTTCAAGCGTATTTTTCTGTTGACGGGACTTTTCAGACCTTTATTGGTCAGGGTCAGCCGTTTTATGCGACAGTAAACCCAGACCAATCTGGGCTAAACATAACCAGTAGCACGATAAATTCAACGACTATTGGTGCTACAACCCCGTCTACTGGTGTTTTTACTAATATCACCACGACAACTGGAACGATATTTACAACGCCTTCTAACTCTACTGACATAGCAAACAAGGCTTATGTAGACGCTACGACACAGGGTTTGTCGTTTAAACAACCAGCAAACTACACAACAAATGGAAACATTACGCTATCTGGTCTTGCTGTGCAAGCAAATGGCGATTGGGTTTCTACGCTAACTGCTGGCGAAAGAATTTTAGTAAAGAACCAAACCGCAGGCGCTGACAACGGCATCTATTTGGCTTCTGCAAGTGCATGGACACGCTCTTTGGATGCGAACACTTGGGATGAAATAGTCGCGGCTTACCTTTTCGTCATCTCTGGTACTGTGTGGAGTGGCTCATCGTGGGTAAACACTAATCAAACTGGTGGCACTTTAGGCGTTACGGCTGTTACCTTTGTTCAATTCTCGAACAACGCAATTTACACGGCTGGCACAGGGCTAACCCTAACGGGCTTTCAGTTCAGCATTACCCCCGTAGGTACTGCTGGTACTTATGGTTCGGCATCGAGCGTTCCAGTATTTGTCACTAACGCTAGTGGTCAAGTTACATCGGTAACTAACACAAATATTGCTATTGCCGCTAACCAGATTACTTCTGGCACGATAGACACGGCACGAATTTCTGGCTCTTACACTGGAATTACTGGTGTAGGAACGCTAACAGTAGGCACTTGGAACGCAAGCACGATTGGCGTGGCTTATGGTGGCTCTGGCGCTACCACTTTTACCGCTGGTTACTTAAAAGCCAACGGCACATCTGCTTTTACAACTGTTGCATCTATTCCAAGTTCAGACATTACTGGTCTTGGCACAATGTCGACACAGAACGCTAATGCTGTGGCTATCACTGGTGGCACGATTACAGGCTTAACTAGCCCTCTTGATGTTCCTTCTGGCGGTACGGGTGCGGCTACCCTAACTGGATATGTAAAAGGCACAGGAACAAGCGCTTTAACGGCTTCTACAACTATTCCCAACACCGACATTACTGGCTTGGGAACAATGTCTACCCAAAACGCTAACGCAATAGCGGTAACTGGTGGAACAATTAACGGCACTACGATTGGTGCAACAACTGCTACAACAGGTGCATTTACTACTGTTACAGCGTCTACAAGTCTAACGACACCGATAGTTCAAGCAAGTAATTCGGGTGGTTTAGCGTTGAGAAACTCTGCTGGAACTACTCAGATAAGCATGGGTGCTGGCGGTGGTGACAATGTTTCTATCAATGTATCAACAAATCTAAACGGCACAAATGCTCAGATTGACATTAGCCCTACTGGTACTGGTCATGTCCATATCAAACCTACTGGTGTTAACTCTATTGAAATTGCGCCTACTTTTGCTGGCGATATAGACAACATGATAATAGGTGCAATAACACCTAAGAATGGTAGTTTTGTAGATTTAAGCGTAACTGGCACAACAAGTTTTGATGGCAGTCAAGGCAATATAGGGCAAGTATTAACTTCTGCTGGCTCTGGAAACACACCCACTTGGACAACGCCTGCTGTCTATGCAAGCGTTACAGATGACACAACTACTAACGCTACCCGTTATCCGCTCTACGCAGACGCTACAAGCGGTAATCTAACGACAGAGTATGTATCCTCTACCAAGTTGCAATTTAACCCGTCTACGGGCGTATTTACATCTACATCATTCTCTGGCGCGGGTACTGGCTTAACGGGTACGGCTACTAGCCTTTCGATTGGTGGTAACGCGGCAACCGCTACAAGTGCAACATCTGCAACAACTGCAACGAACTTGGCTGGTGGAACTGCTAATCAGATTCCATTCCAGAGTGGTGTTGGCGCGACTTCTTTTGTTGTAGCACCGACAACGGCAAGCACAGCATTGACTTGGAGTGGCTCTGCGTTTACTTGGGCAACGGCTGGAACTGCGGTAACAATTAGTGACGATACAACCACAAACGCAACCCGCTATCCCCTATTTGCGGATGCAACAACTGGCACAGTAAGCACCGAATACGTCAGTTCAACCAAACTTAACTACAACCCAAGCAAAGGCGAATTTAAAACGCCAGCAGTAATTGCATCTAACGGCATTGTGCTAAACGGCACGACTGTTAGCGCAAGTTACACGATAGCAAGCGGAAACAATGGCTTTTCGGTTGGCCCGATAACTGTGGCAAGCGGTCAAGCGGTAACTGTCTCTAGCGGTCAACGCTGGTTAGTTTTGTAAAGGATAACTATGCCATACGGCTCGGTAAATGCAGACTTGATGACCACTTCAGACGGGGTAAGTTCGTCTGGTTTGTATGGGTTTAAGAACCGCATCATCAATGGGAACATGATGGTATGGCAAAGAGGAACAACTTTTAATGCGCCCGCTGATGGTGATTACAACGCTGATAGATGGCAATATGGTGCAAATCAATCAGGCAAAGTAAACATTGCACAATCTTCTTCTGCACCTAGTGGATTTTCTTATTCTGCTTTAGTTACATCTACATCAAGTTACAGCATTGGCGCAAGTGATTTATTCCGTTATACACAACGAATTGAAGGTTTTAATACTGCTGATTTAGCCTTTGGTACTGCTAGTGCCTCAACTGTAACTTTGTCATTTTGGGTTAGGTCTAGCCTAACAGGAACTTTTGGTGGTTCATTACAAAACAACAATGGTGACCGCTCATACCCATTTACATACACAATTAATTCGGCTAATACTTGGGAATACGAAACCATAACTATTGCTGGTGATACTACTGGAACTTGGGTTGGCGCAACAAACGGAAATGGTTTGCAACTTAACTTTTCATTAGGTGCTGGTAGTTCAAGAATTGGAACTGCTGGCGCATGGTCGGCGGCTGGTTATTATGGGGCAACTGGTCAAACGAACTTGGTTGCAACTAATGCCGCTACATGGCAAATTGTTGGCGTACAACTAGAAAAAGGCAGTACCGCAACATCTTTTGATTACAGACCTTATGGTACTGAGTTGCAGTTATGTCAGAGATATTATCAAGTTAGTGAAAATTTTATAGGTGGCGCTGGCAATACAACATCGTTTAGCGGAAACATTAACTTCATTGTGACAATGCGAGCATCACCGACAGTAGGACAAACAGCGGTTCTTTCCATAACTGATATTGCCAACGCTGATTATTCACAATCTTCAACAAATATTTCAATTACTACTGGAACTAGAGTTACTACCAACGCAATTAGTATTACGGCAAATAACTTTTCTGGGTTGACAACAAACAGACCTCTTATTTCTATCCCAAATGTCACTGGGAAAGTAACCTTATCTTCGGAATTGTAAATGTATAAACAATATAAAAACTTAGATGGCTCAACGATTCAAAAAGCAATTATTCGCACAAGCGATGGTGCTTGCATACCATTTGACCCCGCTAACTCAGACTACCAAGCCTATTTAAAGTGGCTGTCTGAAGGCAACACGCCTACTCCCGCAGACGAAGGAACACAATAATGGCGGCACTAATCCCATCAGCAAGCGCAACAGGGTCAGGCACAATGACCTTGGCTGGCCCTTCTACAAACTCTAATCAGACTGTAACGATTCCAGACGCTACTGGAACAATGATGGTTAGTGGCAATATGCCAGCGTTTGGTGCAACTTTAAGCACATCTCAAACATTTACTGCTAACACTTGGACAAAAGTTCAATTCAATTCAGAAGATTTTGACACTAACACTTGTTATGACCCATCAACTAATTATCGTTTTACACCAAACGTGGCTGGTTATTATCAAATAAACACATGGATTTCATTTGATTCAAGTGGAACAAATCCAACTGTCGTTGGTGCAAAAATATATAAAAATGGCTCTTATTACAGGATTGGTAATTTTCAAGCCGCTACTTCTAATAGTTCTGTGATGGTTGGCGGTTCTGGAATTGTTTATGCTAATGGGTCAACAGATTATTTTGAAACATACGGATATATGAATGGAGGTTCTGGAACAATCTCTGTTTATCCAACAGGTTCTTATTTTTCAGCCGCACTTGTGAGGTCAGCATGACACTTGTTGAAAAAATTAAAGTATTACATCCTGAACTTACAGACAAAGACTTTATGACTGTAATTACACTACAAAACGACTCTGACGGCAAAGGCGATTACATAGCCAAGTGGGAACACCCAACATTGGCTAAACCCACTGAGGAACAATTAGCATGACCACAAGCGTCTATTGGATTCGCTGTGCTGACCATACTGACATGACAAGTCAGGGGTACATAGGCGTTTCTAGTCGCTTTGATAGGCGTATGTGGGAACACTACAACCTAGAGGGTAATCGTCACCTTAAATTTGCTATACAAAAGTATGGATGGGACAACCTAGTTAAAACTCAGATACTTATTGCTGACGAAGATTATTGTTTAGACATTGAGCGCAAATTGCGCCCTACTGATGACATTGGCTGGAATTGCACAACTGGTGGTGGTAAGCCCCCAATAAGCAGATGGAATCTTGGCACTAAGGGATTAACTGTCGCTTGGAACAAAGGTTTGCCTTGGTCTGATGAGTTCAAAGAAAACATTAGCGTCAAAGTGTCAAAACTATGGGAAAACCCAGAATATCGTGAACATATGTCTAAAGCCCATAAGGGGCAAACATCTGCCATGAAGGGCAAGAAACATTCGCCAGAATCATTAAAAAAAATGAGTCAAACTAAACTTGGTAAAAAACAAAGCCAAGAAAGCATTGATAAAAGAGCCGCAAAGTTACGGGGTAGTATTGCACCAAAACTGACTTGCCCTCATTGCGAAGCGATTGGTGGAACTGGTGCTATGAGACGCTGGCACTTTGATAACTGTAAGAATAAGGAAACACTATGGCATTAGTTTTGTCGGGTGACGCTGGTATCACATTCCCAGTAACAGCGGGTAGTGCTTCTGCGGTGCAAGCATCTT